CGTCTTTGGAGCAGCAGTGCTACGCGGGGCCACTCCCTAGCCTCCCCGCCGGATTCGTCCAAACCAGCTGATCGCAGACAGGCTTAACAAAATGTGGCTCGCGTGGAAAACGAGCGGTGTCCAATCCCCCACAAACTCATCTCGAACGGAGGCGTGGGCAGCATGTCGGAGTGGCGTGCTAACTCCTTGATTTAAGAATTTCATTAGGGTCAGGAGGATAAGGTTGGCGTCTGGTGGGCGAGGTTTCTTTATTGTTGTAATACCTTCACCTTCCCTAAACCCAGTTACTCACACTGAAAAGTGAGGCGCATGCACAAACAACAAGCATGGGGCCACCGTGTGTACGGCGGATCGATCGGCGCTTGCAGGCCACCGATCCTATATATCTTCGACTATATACTCGCGAAAGCGTGAAAGCGACTCCGAAAATCGCTTCCAACTGTTTAGTCAGTCGGGCGGGCACATGGGCCCGTCACAAAAAACTATACCAACAAAAACAAATAAAAAACATAAAAACCCCGAGCGCGGGGCGAAAAACGAGTGGAAAATAACCGTTATTAGCTTAACTGCCCCCCATACACGACCCACCAGCAGAACCCCAAACTGTCTGACGCTGATGATGGGATAGGCGGGCGTTGAAGAGGTGTCCGGCGGGAGTCTAGCAGGCAGCGAAACTCCCTTAGGAACTGAATCGGCGCCGTAGAGGAGCTTGAGACGAAGACCAACCATTCACAAGATGCCTACTATGCGCAAAGTAGTCGTTGAACTCCTGAAATTCATGACCTCAGGTTTTATAAGTGTGACCTGTTATAGTGGTTACCAAGCTTGTAAGAATTTCCCGGAATTGTTTGATCCAGAAGAGTTGATCATATTCCAGAGATTAGAGAGACAAGCCGTTGGAACCGGTGTAGCAAGACTTGTTGCCGAGAGAGAGAGGAAAGCCCAGATCCTATCAGCTTTCGACCGCAACGTGTCACCTGACCGTGGGAACGTTATCATCCAACCCGAAAGGGACCCGCCTAGTAATGGTAAACATTGAGGAAGAAACCGCATTATCCAGGAGGAACTTGAGGAGTTCCGCGAGAGTACGTCGTAGCCGTAGTCGACCAGAGGAGAAGGAGAGAGAAGAGAAAACGAGACCTAGTTCGTGTTCTCATTCCGG